TTGTTTGCATCTGAAGTATTGTCAACATTGCCCAAACCTACCGCAGCCTTGTTTAGAGTTGCAAATGTTTTGTCGCCTCTGTAGTAATCTGCTGAAGTTGTGGCGGTTATTGTTGGTTCAACTGCAACATTGCCCGAACCCAACAAAGAAGTTGAATTTACGGTCTTAATGTTTGTGCCTGATACCAAAGTATCTTGTTTGCTTGTTGCCAAACCCGAATACTGCGAGTTGGTTGCATTGTCACCCGTGTTTGTTCCGCTTGTGTTTCCAACAACTACTAATTGCGCATCGGTTACATATCTTTTGTCTGTGCTACTTGCGATGTCTGCGGTCGTTGCATCTGCCCCAGCAGTTACCAAACCTTTCGCATCGTATGTGATCTTCGTTTTGGTTGCTCCAGTAATGGCAGAATTCTCATCAACTTTGCCATCAAGTGCAGTTTGCAAATCTGTTTGGTTTGACAAAGTGCCAGTAACCCCACCCCAAGCAACTGCCGAACTGATAGAAATGTTACCGCTTCCCAACAAACTCGTGTTGTTGACTGTCTTAATATTGGTACCACTCACCAACGTTGCCTGCTTAGCATCCAAAGCAGTCTGCTGCGCTGAGCTCACGGGCTTGTTTGCATCACTTGTGTTGTCAACATTGTTCAACGCCAATGCCGTTTTCAACGCTGATGGTGTGATTTTCTTTGTCTCCGCTGCCGATGTATCAACAATAGGAAACAAATCGGATGCGTTGTCTACCGTGACAATGGTCGCTAATTGGGATATTTTTTGATCTGCCATTATAGTAAGATTTTATCACCACTTTCAAGAAGGCAGAAATCGCCATTTTCCAAAAGCAGATAGATGATTTGTGTGGGTTGTTCAATCTCGTAGATTTTCTCATTCAAAGTCACCTCGTAGTAATTGCGTGTAACATCAAATTCAACTTTCAAGATTCCACTTTCTACCAATTCGTTTGCCAATGCTGGAGACAAATTGGTTGATGATGTTTGTGCGTAAACTTGGTATTCAAATTCTCCAGCATCAAGAGTGAAGGTGCTACCCTCAACAACTGCAAATTGGTTGTATCTCTCAGGGTGAATTGAAATGTCCGACAAGATCACCGTTGTGAGTTCATTGCTCAAACGATGTGTGAAGGCAAACAGAAAATATGGATTGGCAATCGTGACTTTTTCGGTCAGCGTTAAATACCAATTCTTTGACTGTGCTTTATCAATTACCAACATCTCTACAAAATAGCGAGAGTAAAAATATGTAACAAAAAAAGGGAGAGCAATTGCCCTCCCCATTTGACCTATGAAACAAGAATCAATTAGATACCTAAAGCGGTAACAACTGAACTTTGCAATTTGTAAGGTGCTTCAGCCTCAATTGCTGAAAGTGTAACTTCATAACCGTTGGAATCTCCCATAGCAGTACCGGTGTTGGCAACCATTGCAGTCACATCACATCCGTACTCCTTACCAACCAACCAATACTCATCGTTGTTGTTCTTAACGATGCAATAGCAACGACCTTGAGCAAGGAGCTTCATTTCGTTACGCTTGGTTGTTGACAATCTGCGAAGTTTGAAAACAACATCCGATTGATTGAATGATGTTCCGTTCTCAACAGATACGTTGGTGGTGATGGTCAATGATCCAGTACCTTTCGGCAACTCGTAATCGTAAACATCACCACTTGCAACGGTTGTGCCAGTTACTTCACCACTTGCAATTGTGAATTTTGAATCAACCCAAGTGATAAGGTGGATTGATTTGATACCTCCGACCGCATCCTTGCAATCAAGAGTGAATCCTTGTGTGAGTAAACAGGGCATATTTTATGAAGATTAAAGGGTGAAATAAACGATTTCTCCGGGGAATGCAACTTGCACACCAGCCTTGAAAGTGAAACGAACACGAACTTCATCGTTGTCCTGTGAATACCACATTTTCACTTCTTCTTGCTCGTCAATCAAGTCAGTACCCATAAAGAAGTTGCTCAAAGAACCAGCGTGAATCTTGTTAGTTCCGTTCAAACCACCAACTCCGATTACTTTCATATTTGTACCGGGGTAGATCATCTCCATTGAAGTGGCAGCATCGGCAACATAGTGGAACAAGTTAGCGTTCTTCAAGTTAACCAACATCAACTTGTAAACATCAATACCAACGAAGCAAACCAAGTCGTTCTTTTCAGCAACGGCAGCAGGGATGTTAGCGTAGATTTGATCCAAGATATCATCAACATTCGCAGCGGTGATTGAAGTGAAGGTAGTTGGTGCAGCGTTTGCCAATACTGGAGAAGCGGCAGCAACAATTTTGGTGAATCCATCAAAACGATTCAAGTTAGGATTACCTGAAGCGGTATCACCTTGCCACATTGCAACTTCCAAAGTTTGTGCAATAACGGCAGCCTTTTCAGCACCTACTTGCTCTTCAAAAGGAATCATAGTTGGTGAACCGGGCATGATTTGAGTTTGCATCCACTTTGCTTCCAATGTCTTTGGGCAAAGAGTTTCTTCAACTTTTACTGCACCAACGGTGATATTGCGTTGAGTGAAGGCAGTTGTACCACTTGGGTTGTAACCACAACCGTCTGCTTGAAAGAAAACAGTTGAAGCAAGGATGTTCAAAGCGGCAGCAGATTTGATACCTACTTGAACTTGGTTAGAAGATTGCAACAAGGTTGCAGTTTTGCTCCCGAAAAGAGCCTTTACCAACAAGTCTGTTGACTGTTCGTTGGTGTAGTTTGCGAGTGTTCCGACTGAAAATGCCATGTTTTTATTTGTTTATTGCGTTTTTGAATTTTTTAAGTGCTTCAAACTGATCGTTCTTTTTGTTTGAAACTGGGGTTTTGATTGGGGTTTCGCTTGGCAAATCGGCAACCTTTTCAATCAAGTCAATTGCCTTGCTCATTGCTTCCTTGTGCTGGGTGTTAGATGCAGACAAAGCCACAACTTTTGCAGACAATTCTGCGATTGCACTTTCCAACTTGCTCACAACATCATTGAAATGACTAACGGTTGCAAACTCTTCTTTGGCTTCAACTTCGATTTCGATTTCGGGTTCAACGATTTCAGTAACGATACCGTCAACAGTTGTCACCAACAAACCACCTTCAACCTCGTGAGTTGCGTCAGGTGCTGGAATTGAACCTTCGGCAGTTTGAACGAAGATGGCAGTTCCTACAACCAATTCACCTTCCCATTCAACGATTGTTCCATCAGTCAAGGTGGCAGTTGCCATCTCAACTTTGATTTCTTCTTCGGAGAATCCCAACATCGTGCGGATTTCCTTGAGTGTTTCTTTTGCGTTCATTTTGATATAAATTAGATTTTGTTTTTACTTGTTGCAATTTTACTTTCCATTCCACTTGGAAAGAATCTCTTTCATCTGCTCAATGAGTTGTTCTTCTTTGTCTTCAGGGAAATCAAAAACCCCCTCTACCGAGAATCCTTTGAACTCACCTGATTTCACTTTTGCCCACACATCATCGTTGTCAATGAGATAAGAGACAAACCAAGAACCATCGGCAACTTCTTCAAATCCCTTTGGTGGCATCACACCTCTTTCACGATCTATGATGTATGATTCAAACAAACTTACTCCATTCATTATCGGTGTTTTGTGGTGTGCGTTCACGGAGTTGTATTGGTTTGACCTCGCCCATTTCTTCGCAATCTTGAAGATGGATTCCTTGTCAAACACCACATAGTACTCACCACGAATGTCATCTCTGCGATAGATAGGTAAATCGGCAATCATCGCAGCACCAGTCACGATTCTTTTCTCCTCATCTTGGATGGCAAATTTGATAGGCGTTTCGCTGAATGCTAAAAAGTCCTTTTGAATGGCTGCGTTTTCAACAAGCGAAACAAAGTCAATGCCTGTTTCCTCGTCAAATTCGTTGATGTCTAATTTGTAAACTGGAAGTTTCATCTTATTCAAATAGCGTTATTGTGTAACAGATACCTTTTTCAACGATGCAACCCGACCTTGTGTGCGTGAGATGTCACCCTCGGTCACATAAACTCGCTGATCAAATCCACTTACTTGTGGCAATGTGGATGAGATTTGTGGTGCTGCCATTTGTGGCAATCCTCCTCCGCTTGATTGCATTCCAGTTGGTGCGGATGGCTGACCACCTTTGAGGATGTCTCTCGCTTTCTTTGCATTGGTCAAAATCATTGCAGCCAATCCGATATATTTGGCAGCACCAGCAAGACCACCGGTGGCGATGTTGTCGGGTGAAGCGGATTGAGTAACTTTCAATGCACCTGATATTGCCATTGCCGTATCTGCTGCAATAACTGACAAAGCAATTGCCTTACCAGCTTTGGTTTGCTCTCCAGCCAATGCAGCAATTGAATTTGCCAAATCTATTGATGCTTTGTAAAGGTCTTCTTTTGCTTGTTGTTTGGCTTCTTCTTGCTTGATTATTTTGTCTGCGTTCTTCTGTGCATCGTCGGTGGCTTTGTCATCAATCTCCTTTTGTTTTGCTGCTCTTTCTTCTGCAAGTTTGAGTTCCGCTGCATCCACTTCCGCAGTTGCCACAATTTGCAAGTCGTTATACTTTTGATTAATTGCTGCAATGGCTGCGGCATTCCCTTCAACTGCTTTTAATTCTTGGGCTTGTGATTCTTGAAGTGCTGCTAATTTGTTCTCATATTCTTTTTGAATTCTTTCGCCTTCATCAGTAATCAATGCCAAATCTTTTTGTCTTGCCGCATCTCGTGCAGATGCTTCCGCTGCTAAAGTGTCCTCGGTTATTTTCTTTTTCTCATCAGCAAGTTTGGCAGCATCATCCAATTCCTTTTGCGCAGCATCCTCATCAAGTTTCTTTTTATCTTCCGCACCTTTTTTGTGAATCTCGTTGATTGAAAGTTGGTATCCAGCGTTTGTGTTTTTAAGATTATTAAGTTGTTTTTTAGTTTCCGCAATTGCGACATTTGCTTCCTTCTCAACTGACTTCGGATCAAATACCAAGTTCGCAAGTCCACCGCTAAATGCTTCCTCTAATCCGAAATCTTGCCCCAATGCCTTTCCAACTTTGTCAATGGTTGTCAATAGCACAGTCAACGGCATTGTCAAAAAGCGAATAATCCCCTGAAGGATGTCCTTGTTTCTTTGAGCCGCATCTATCTGCGATTGCTTCATCGTCTCTTGAGCTGTCAATTGTGCCTCAAGTTGGGTGATTACTGCGCTGGTTTGCTTGATTTTTAATTTAAGTATTTCCTCTTCACTTAACCCTTGTAGTTTTAAGATATCATCTTGAGAATTAAGTGTATCAAGTTTGTCTTGTTCAACTTTTTCTTGTGCTTTTGCATCTGCTAAAAGTTTCTTTTGCTCGGAATCAACACCAGTAACCGCCTCTTTGATTTCATCCCAATATGCAACGATTGCACCAAGAGCCACGAGAATCAAACCAATACCAGTTGAACCGATTCCCGCCCTTATTGCAGCAAATGCCCTTTTTGCCCCAAGTGCTATGCTTGTAAAAATTGCCCTAAACTGCTGCTGAACTTTTCCCAATCCTTCAAGACCTTGAGTCAACGCCATTGCGCCTTGAAGTTTGACCATTGTCTTTTCTAAATCCTCGGACTGATCACCAAACAAAGCCATCGCACCTTGTGCTGCTTGGAATCCATTGGCAACACCTGAAACAACGGTGTTCAATTGCGAGAACTTGTCCGGGTTAACTGCCTTTACACGGTCATTGAAGTCATCCATTCTATCCCGTGCTTGTGCGAGAGCGTGTTCCGCTTTCATTGCTTCGGGTGAGAATTCGCCAAACTGCATCACGGCTTGTTGTGCTGCGACTGTCAGTTCTCGGATTTCTGCCTTCATTGATTTGAAGTCAGGTTTGTTGACGGTTAAGTCAATACTTGCGTTTAATGCCATTAGTGTCCTTCGCTTATTATGTAAAAATTAGTTCCGTCACAAGCAACCCAATCAAATCCATTGAGTTGGTTGTCCGTGTGTGAATCCACTCCGTCAATCTTTGCCGTTGTAATTGTGGAAATAATTACGGAATGAGCAGTTGCCGTTTTTTTAATTATCCAATGTTTGCCTTGCAACCCACTCGGATCAGGTAGATTGACCGTGATGCTTCCAGCAGTTGTATCGCATAGAATCAACCAATCATCTTTGGTTGCATCGTAATTGGTTGTTACTGTCTTAACTGCACCACCACTTAAAAAGGCTGGGTACATTTCGTAATTGCCAATATAGAGTGTATCGGATTTGGTAGGTTGGAAATCATTTGAAACAATAACCACCGAACCATCAACCCCATCAGGATAGTGAATATCGGTTGACCCAAATCCACTATTGTTGATTCCGTTTCCGCTGAAGTTCTCACCAACAAAGATTCCACTTCCTTCGCTTGTGCCAACTCCAACTCCGCTGATGCCGGGTTTGATTGGGAATTTACCACCGGGATACACATCACCATAGATGTCTGTATGTGCACCTTGTGCAGTTCCAGCACCCATCTTTTTAACGGTGATTGTGGCGGGTGGGATGAATTGAGCCAACAAGAATTCACACAAGTACACCCCTTCATCTGTTGGGTTGTAGTTTTCAACCTTGTTTAATCTCCAGTATTGCCCTTCAAAGAAATACAGATTCTTGAATTGTAGGTTGTACCAATCAGTTGGAGTGATGCGAAAATATGCTCTAACTATTTTAGAGTTCTTGTTGGTGATCTCTTGAATGAATCTGTAATAATAAGTATTGACAAGGTTTGCATTGGTGTAATTGTACCCAGCACCGATACCAACTTCTCTCGGCATACCAAACAAAAGATCAATTGTCGGGTTGGAAAGTGAATCATAATGGATTGTCAATGGAATTGATGTCTTAACTTTGGTTGCACTCAATGAAAAAGTTCCAGCAAAAGATGTAAGAAATCTTATACTTACACCACTAACCAATCCACCATAATACAACACCCTCAAATCACCATCCTCTTTGCCTACAACAGAGGATAACACAAGGTTTTTTTGTCCGATGTCGTAGTTCTTTATTTGCGTAGGTACAAAAGCAAGCTCAATTTTCTTCTCACTTTTGACAAAATCATTGTCCACCTGATAGGTTCTTTGTCCGTAGGTGGTTTGATAGTTCTCTTGGTAGGTGACATTGCCATCATCCTTGCCTTGCTTGTAACTGAACACATAAGGATTTGCATCCAATTCACCCATTGGCACAATCTCCACGGGTTGTGAATAATCCAATTTGTCTGTCCAATCTAATTGACTGCCATTGTAGAACTCATCACGGGGAACACAACGTAGAATCTTGGGTTGATCTTTGTCAGGTTCAATGTACAAATTAAACATCTTGACAAATGACATCAGCAATTCACTTTGCTTTACCTCTGTATTGAAGAAGATTCCAAAATCCACGGTTTCTCCATACTGGAATGTATAAGCGGTGATGTCATTCTCAACTGTTGAATTCACATTTAGATTCATTGTGAAATCCGAATTGGTCAATGTGTATTCATCAACCCAATCATATAGTTGAGTTAACTTAAAAGTGACAACATCACTACCAGAAAGAGCCACATTTGCAAAGGCAAACTCCAAAACTGGTGGCAAAAATGTTGGGAATACAGAGATATATTTAGTTGACCTCAAAACTCCGTTCACATACATACCGATATTGATGTCTATCTCGGCATCCAATACTGGACGGTATGAAGGATCAAGTGTCAAGGTCATCCCCAATCCTAAGAAGAAGGAATAAGTACCACCAACTGGGACAGTATAAGCACCCGTAGTTGGGTTGTAGTTTCCACCATTGTCAAAAGCACCACCGCTTGTATCGTTGTTGAATATCAGCGTAGTTCCCAAAGGCAATGATTGTGGTGTTGTCAAACGACTTGCCAAAAACAATCGGTTTGTCAATTGCGTAGATGATGCAATCAATCCATTTGGTGGTGGCACAATCAACCTTTTGAATCGGTCAGTATTAAAAAAGGAATCGTTCGTGTATGAGTAACCAGCACCCGTGAAGATTTTGTCAATGATGGTCTTTGCGTAAAGACAAGGTGTGAGTTCGTTATACTGCCAATATGCAATGTTTCTCACGTGACCTTTGTCAATCATTGAATACACATACCCACTACCATATGCAAAAGATTGTGGGCTTCCGTTCTTGATGATGCTTGTGTCCCACGAATTGAAGATGTTGCCTGATGACAATGAGTGATTGTACTCGCTGAAATCCAACGCATTCAGTTTGCGTTCTGCAATGGTGGTGAATAGATCAGCAGTTTGTCCGTGAATACTGCATTCATAAACGATTGCCGTGCTATCTGTGACATTGATTTGAATCAAGCGGATGAATCCCCTCAACTGCTCTATCTCATCCAACAGAACGACTGCTGATGCTTTCTTGTTAGGGTTGAAATCGGGTGCGAATTGTGTGGATGTGCGAACCGTGTGTTCAACCTCAAAGATGTGGGAGAATAGTTTGTTGTTTTGTGCCGTGCCGGGGATGGTGATTGTCTTTGTCCACTCCGATGATCGTGATTGTGGTTCACGGATGTCGGCAATTGCCTTGTTGATTGAGATGTCAAAATCAGCAGACAAATCAACTGGGGTGTTGTTGACCAATAACCTGATCATATCCTTTGCGATTTGTCAGCGAATGAAAGAGTGATGTCAAGTTCCAAATTGAACATCCTATCTTGTACCGTCTTTTTCTGCTCATAGTTGGCATTGTCAATGTTGACCGCATACAAAGTGCCGTCATACATATACACCACCGGAGATTCAATCAGGTCTTTCAGCCAAACTGATTCCGTATCGTTTATCCAATTGCTGAACAGTTTGATTTTTTGGCTTGTCTCTGTGTGATAATTGGTGCGAGTTCTTGCCGATGTTTGATATCCGTAAGTTGTACCGAGTGTGTATGGGTTCTGTTGGAATTGTTTCCGTGTGACTTCAAAGTTGTCTCTCCTCACCATATTAAAACGAAAGGATTCAAACCCTCCCAAACGGTTCATAAAGAAGATGTCAGTTGTTTCGTACTTACTGCATTCATCTTTGATATTGAATCTGTATGTCTCGGATTTGGAAGTACCTCCAGCCTTCAACACCACATCAAAGAATGTCGCTGCACCGGGTATTGTCAATTGACTTCCAACAGGAATTCTCACGACCTTTGAAGATGGCAAAGAGAATGTTTGTGTACTGGCATCGGAGTAAGTAATCAAAACGCTTGTAGCATCTCCCTTCAAACAATAGAGCCAATCCTTTTGCGTTCTGTGGATGGTTCGTGTTCTCACATTCGTCAAGAACTTTGCGGATGTGGATGTCGCAAGATATTGCCCTTCTGCATATGTCACCAAATCAAATGGATTCAATGATGCGTTCCAAACCGTTCCAGTTGCTGAAGTCAAGTCAAGGTATTCGGTGATTGTTCCCGTTGCTGATGGTGAATACTCATAACCAAATTCAACCTCGTAATCCGTGAATGAGTTTACGCATCCGCTTGGTGATGAATCGGTGAACTCCCAATTGTTAGTCACATAAGATTCCAAGATTCGCCCAATGTTGAACACACCTTTGTTCGTACTTCCAAAATAGATGGGTGCTTTGAGTTTTGCAACGGTAGTTGATGCGACCTTGACATCAGCAATGAACTTGAAATTGTCCTTTGTGTAGATACCACCTGAAGATTCCGTGATCACGAAGTTCGTGTCATTGAATGCTGGATGATAAGTATTGGGTTGTTGAGTGATAGATAATGCCACACACAAAAATAGCACTCGTTGGAATGCGTTCCATTTACAACATTTCGTGCAGACAAGCCACAACATAAGCATTGAATCCCTTTGTCGCTGCCTGTTCAATTCGCTTCTGTCTCTCCTTTGTTTTCTGCTTATAGAATGCGATGGTGTTCAAGAACTCAATCAACGGCATTGTGAGAATCGCATCCCACTTTGTACGATCTCCTTTGACAATTCTGTCAACTAATTCCAACCAACCTAACGGACTTGCGTTATCTCCTTGTTCAACTTCTCCATCTCCTTGATCAAATAAGATTGGATAGTTTTCAATAACTCTGGATAAACTGCCGAAAAAAAAAGCGAATAAGAATAGGGAAGCGGAACTTCCATTGACAGAAACAAATCACACTTGTCTTGATAGTGTGCTTGTGCATCTTTGATGGTCTTTGACTTGCCGAAGAAATCCACCTCGTATGCAAGTAAAGCCATTATCTTGTGAAGGCTTTCAATCGTATCTCCGTTGAACACTTGTTGGAGTTCAATGAAATGGTGTCCGCAAATCTCGTTTGGTGTTTTTGCCAATCGGAAATATCTCCCTTTATGCTTGAACATAAATTGCACAGGACGGTTTGGAAGCTCATTCAAGAACTCCAACTTTTTGAATTCTCTTGTAAGGTCATCAATCGGCATTGATTCCACCTTGTCCATTGACCAATGGTTAACGATGGCAAGGATGTTCATTGTCCGTTCAATGTTGGACATATCACGACAAGAGTGTATCTCTTGCAGTTGGTGGATGGTTATGTTGTTCCAGTTCATAGTTGACAAAATATGCTTTTGTTATAATACTTCATTCGTGCAAATTCAGATTTGTATTTTAACCCATATTCAGCACAAGCAATTTTTAAAGAATCAAACACTTTTTCGGTCTCCTTGTGTTTAACTGGTTTTGATGAAAGAAGTTTTAATTTTTGAATTTTGTTGTCCATTAAACCGGATTGATGTGCGTGTATTTGATTTTCGGATTGGGTTGCCCATTCCAAGTTTGACAAATGATTGTTTGTCTTGTTGCCATCCTTGTGATTTACTTGCTCTTTATTCAATGGGTTTTTCAAGTATGCCATCGCAACCAATCTATGTACTTTCAATGTCTTTTTAAAATCCTTGTCAACCAAAGTAACTACTTTGTATCCTTTTCGGTGATTCTGTTGTTTCATCACTTTCCATTTGTTGTACTTATGCGAATACACAACACCATTTTCATCAACAAAATAATCATTAAAACTTTCTATTTTTATCATACAACAAATATACACGCTACCAATCTATAAAACAAACTACGCAAAAAAGAATGTTCCCGGTCTGTTGTGTTTTTTGCAATCGTTGGCGAGTGCAAGGGAGTTGACTGCGTCATCGTGAAGACCTGAAGGTGCGGTATACCTTACCCCATTACGGGTGTATTCAAATTCAAAGTTTTCCAATTCCCCACCATAGGGATTTTCGGGAAATCTTATGTTATTGCCTTGAATCTCCATCACCAAACTTTCAATCAGTTGTTGTTTGCTTTGGCTTGTGTACTTGAACCCGAATATCTTTGGCAATACCTTTTGCAAATCCTCCACGATTGGATCACCCAAACCCGTTGCGTCTATATAGGCTGGTGTTTTCCCAACAACTGAAATGATTTTGTTCTTGGTTTGTGTCCAATCGGCTTGGAATCTGTCCGTATAACACACACGATTCTCGTTATCCAATCCCGTTATGACTGTCCAATCCGTATATTTTGCAAGGTCAATCCCAAATGCTACTGGTGATTTATTGCTTAATGGTGCTATGCATCGGTGGATTGCATCAATTCCGAATGGGTTTGTCTTGTCATCCGCTGGTTCTGCCAAATACAACTCGTTGAAGACATGAAGTGGGAGATCTCGTTTGGCTTGTTCAACCTCTTCAAGTTTGAGAATGCCTTCCTTGACCGCATCGTATGCCGTAATCTTGAAATACTTATACTCATTCTCACCGCTTCTCGCCCTTTCGCCCAACTTATAGAACCAATTCTTTTTCCCTTTGACATTCCCAATCAGTTTGCACTTGCCTTGTGTGGCAGTTAGGGTTGAACGCATAGCATACCACGATTCCTCACGCATACGAGATGCCTCATCTATCACCGCAGCATACACATCATCCCCATACAAGTTGTCCGGCTTCTCCCCTGATTTGAATTCTATCCTTGCACCAGTTGGAAGCGTCAACAATAGTTTGGTTTCGTTACTGATGAAGAAGTTCTTGTCCGTGACTTGTGACTTCATCCTTCGGAATGCTATTTCCGCTTGTTGGTATACCGGAGCAACCCACCAAACAGATTGATTGTCCTTGCACTTTAACGCTTGTTCAAATAACCATATGATGTGAGATGCCGTCTTGCCCGTCTTTGTACTCGCAGCAGTAATGGTAAAACGAGCATCACAATCAAGGATGTCTTTTTGATAACTCGTGACATATGGTCTTTGATAGGTTATTTGCATAAACTTTGATAAACACTTAATCGTGTTAGGTTGTGCAGTTCAAGGTTGTGATAGGTCTCACAATAGATGCGATTTGATTCGCCCATTGATTGTCTCACCGAATGACCAGCATCAATCAACTTCTCAATGGATGCCTTCCAGTTGTTTTGAGTTGCAAAGATTACACCATCATTTCCGGTATGGTATAAGTATGGGTAAACTGCTGAACAGATAATGGGGATAGAATAGGCAGCGGCTTCCACAATCTTCAACTCACTCTTGCAGTTGTTAAAGTGGTTGTCCTGAAGTGGTGCAAGTACGAAGTCAAAGTGCTTGTAAACCTCACCGTATTCAAATACCGAAGTTCCTTGAACGATGTTGGCTTTGGGAATCAGTTTCACGATGTTGTTCCAATGATCACTCGGTGTGTATCCGCAAATGTAGAAATCCACATCCATTGAATTGATGTCATCGGCAATGAGCTTCAAATCCTCTTCGTGTGTGATTCCACCAACCCATCCTATTTTCACTCTCTCGTTCTTCTCCTTTGGTTGCTTCCATTGGTTGTGAGATGTATCCAAGCAGTTTGGCACAATGTAGACATTCTCGTTGATTGTCCTCACCTCATTGGCGAGTTTTTGAGTTGTGCAGAATACCGCATCCGCATAGTTGATGGCATCCTTGATAGAGTTCTTGATCCCTTTGCGATAAGCCCAGTATGCTGGATTGTATTTTGGTAACACCCAATAATCATCCACATCAATCACATAAGGCTTCCCGGCATCCGTGATGCGTTTTAAGACATCGTACTGATTCTTACCGAGCCATCTTGAGAAGACAATCACATCGTAGGGTGCAAGGTCAACCGTCATCCATTCGGCTTGTGATTGGCAGACATCAACCACCGCTTCTCCGTTTATTTGCATTCTCAAATGTGGTGCGTAGATGCGATGGTAAACCACACCATTGATTCCGTCTGT